GGCAGCGGTGTTCACATTGCCGTCTTTATCGGTTTTAAAGGCCCGATCAACGATGACTTTAAGTTCTGGTCGAGCGTCTGCGGACCAGTCGGCAAGGCACTGACCCACCAACCGCTCGGCCACTTTCAGGCGCTCATCAAAGACCAGCCGATCAGCGACCTGGACGCGGATTTCCCGCAGGCCGTCATAGCTGCGCAGGGTTATGTTGCCTTTCACCCCTCCCATCTCGACGTCATATTCGTTGGCCGAAAGCTCGACAAAGGCTTTGATTTCCGCCATCACGTCGGCCTTAAAGTCTACCAGGTCATCGCGCAGGCCCTTTGCCCGCCCCATCACACCTGCGACCAAACCATCGCGCAGACGGTCGAGCGGTTTTACAGCATCGACCGGAACCAAGTGGCCTTTGCTGTTGGTCATGTAAGAGTGCTGCTCTGCCATTGTTACTTCCTCGTTTCGCGTGGGGTGATTGTTGACGCCAGCCCATAGAGGGCGAGCGAGGTGTTAGGGCGCTGTCGGCGGATCGCTCGCCACAGCCAGCGGAAAAACGTCATGCCGCATCTCCTCCGCTATCGTCGGGCAAGGCCACGCCGCGCCGCCGCGCAATCCGCGCCACATCCAGCCGCACCACGCCGGGAGGCAAGTCACACCGCGCCTCGACAGGCACCGCAACAGCCTCCAAGGTGCGCGCCTGCTTCTCCATCGCAGCGACCCGCCGTAGGACCAATTTCGTTGTCGGGGCGTCAATCCCCGCCGCCCCGCAGGTGATCAGGAACGCGGCAAAGTTCCGCAGATCCTCACTCAGCATGGCTCTCCCTCCATCCACTCTCTCTCGTTCGTCCGCCACAGCACCCGTTCCTGGTCGCCACAGCCGACCGATACCGGGTCAGGGTCGGGATACCCACAACAGTCGCAAGAGCCCCAAATGAGCTCGGCATGGTCAGGGACCGCTCCACAGCGCGGGCAGGTGTCAGACCCATGTGCAAAGAGGCCATCGCTAAACATCCCACTCTCCCTCGGCAGGGCTGCCCCCTTTGTTGCGGCTGTCTTGCCACGCCTTGAATGCCTTATCTTCGGCGTCTTGCGCCTTGCGGGCTGCGTCCATGGCCGCGTGATATGCCTTAGATGCTTTCATCTCTTTTACATCGGCTTCCGCTACCTTGAGCTTGGCGGTCAGCCAAGCCTCATACAGATCACTCATCGTGGCCTTCCTTTCGCGCTTTCAGGTTTGAACTGGCATGGCTGCACCCACCGTGGCAGGCGCGGTAAAGCTGCACCCGGACATGGTTGGTCGCCCGGAAGTCCTGCCGTTGGTGGGTCAAGCAGTCGTTTGCCGGAATATCCCCCAGAACAGGACAGTTCACCGTTGCGGCCAGGAAGGCCCCACGAACTGCCAGTTCAACCCGGCGCAGATCGCCGCTATACGAACCCGCCAACACCAGCGAAACCGTCGCCGCCGAGTAGCCCAACACCTTGGCGACCTTATTTTGACTGGTCGCATCGCACTGCTCGGCTAAGGTCTGGACCCAGTCAGGCACCCCGCCGGACCACCCCCCGGTGGCCTTTTCAAGCGCGCTCATCGTGATCTCCCCCTTGCTCTTTGCTGGTCCAAACGACAACGCCTAAGTTTGGGTCAAAGACCGCCTTTACCCGCTGCACCATCGGCGCTTTAGGGCCGGTGTTCTTGCTCGCCAAGAACCGGTAAACGGCCTGCGTTCCAGGCTTTGAGGGGCGCAGCACCGCCAAATACCCGCTCAACCGCAGAAACTTGCAGTAGTCCTTGGCGTCCAGCTCTGATACGGGTTGCGCTTCGGTGCTGGCCTGGATGGCCAAATCTTTTGGCGCAAACTCTTTGATGATCTTGGCGGTTCGCCACATCTGATCCCGCGCCGTATCGTCGGCCAGCAGCGTGCCATCACGGCGAACCTTGGGCGGGTCAGACTGCTTACGGACCAAGCGGTAAACCTTGGCCTGTCCGTTGGCCCCGCCGTTGTCGGCCACCACCGCCAAAAACCCGGCCTTGGTCAGCCGCAAGATGTAGTCACCGACCGTCTGCCGTTTGGCGGTCGTCTGCCCTTCCACATCGGTAAGGGTGAAGGTGCCGTTCTCTTTGCTCAGCTCTAGGATGATCTGCCAATAGCGGGCAATGCCGCGCCTTTGGTTTCCGTGGGTTTCGGTAATCGGGCCCCGGCTCATCAAAAAGCCCTCCGCTTTGGCGGCTGGCCCGTGTGCAACGACCGATCCCCCCACCACGCCCGGTCAGCAGCGGCCACCCCGTCAGACAGGGCCGAGGCCTGGACCAGTTCCAGGTTCACGCAAACCCGCCGTGCCGAACCATGCGCGGCCTCCAGCACCATCGCTAACAGGTCATCGGCCACCTCGACCTGACGGCAATAAAGCCCGCGCAGGTGCGCCGCATCGGCCATACTGACCGGCTCGGCCTGTTTCCAATCCAGAATGCGCCCGTGGAACCGCTCCCACTGCGCCAGCTTGGTGGGCAAAAGCTCCTCGCCAATCAGCAAAATCGGGGCTTTCGACCCTTCGTAAATATCGCGGATCACCTCAACCGCCCGCTTTTCCACCACATGATCCATCTCGTCGATGATCAGCGGGCGACCAGACAAAACCAGCTCATCGGCGATTTGATCGGTCATCGCCGCGACGGTCTTGGCCGGAACCTTTCCCATCTCGCGCAGGATCGCCTCAAGGATCGCCTTGCGGGTCCAGGTGCTCTTGCACTCGATGTAAAAGGCGCGGAACTTGTTGGCGACATAGGCCGCCGCCATCGACTTCCCAAAGCCCGACGGCCCGGAAAAAGTGACCATCCCCGGCAAGTGCAAGGGGCGATCAACGGCCCGTTGCATAGCTCCGGTGGCCAGGGCCACATTCCGCAAGGGCGCAATGGTGGTGTTGACAACTGCGTTCATCGTGTCATTCTTCCTTTGGTTTTTTTGCTATCCGCCCTGCTCAAGGTTGCCGCCTTGAGTGGGGCATTTTCTTAGGCCGTCGCCCGCAGGCTGGCCTGAAACGCGGCAACCATCGCCCGGTGTTCACGCACCTCTGCCCAGGCCGGGGAACGGCGGAACAGGTCGTAAAATTGGCGGTCTGTGGGGCCTAGCTCTTGTCCGCTCTGGATCGCCTGATCCAGCATCAGCCAGCGGTCGTACCGTTGTTCCACTGTCTCGGGCGCTTCGGCGGCAGGGGCGGCAAACTCAGCCACCAAAGCGGCCTGTTCGTGATCCATCTCAAGCGTCACCGACTGCGCTTCGCAGGGGTGAACCACAGGCAACACCTGCACCGGAGCCCCCCGGTAATCCAGCGCCGCCGGGCCTCGTTCGGCCTCGATCTCGTCGCGGTGCGCATCCAGCCGCTTGTGCCGTCCGGCGATGCGCTTTTCGTGGTCCGCCATCACCTTGGAAACCGGCATAAAGGCCGTTTGGTGGCCGTTCCAAGTGGCCTCGCATATCAAGCGGCCCTCAGGGTCACGCACCCACACCCGCTCGGCGTCGTGGATGTCATAGGCAACCATCACCTCTTCGCCGTGGAACTCCTCTAGCGCCGGGTGGAAATAGTCATTCCCCCACAGGCTGACCAAGGCGCGGCGCGTTTTCCGCAGCACATGCGGGCGGAACAGGTCGCGCGCTTCGGCTGGGTCCAGGCGGTCGGCTTGCCAGCCATCGGCGACCGCCTCGGCCCAGGCTTCGGCGGGGCTTTGGGCGCGCTTTTTCAGGGTGTCCGGGTCGGTGGTCTTTTTCAGCGTGCTGTGTGGTTCGCTGTTGTGCTGCTCAACCGCTGCCCCGCAGAGCGCGAGGAAATCAGCCCAAGACAGCAGCAAACGCGACGTGCCAACCGCCTTGATATCGCGCCGGGTGATCTTGAAAGCCCGCTGGCGCGCCTCGTCGTCCATATCCGCCCCCACATAGGTGGGCAGCATCTTCGCCGCCCGATGCCACACAGAGCGGTTAATCCGTTCAATCACCCCGCGCGCCTGCGACCCATAGGGCAGGCTGTTCTGCTTGGTGATCCCCAGGCGGGCAATCAGCCCCACCATCGCATCATCCCAGGTGCGGTTATTGGCGCCGGGGCCGTTGTCGTAATACCAAACATCACACAGCCCGTGCGTTTCAAAGGCATGGCGGGCCGCATCGGCCACCGACCAGGTGTTCTCGGCCAAGTTGACCGACCACCCGGTGATCTTGCGGGTGTAGACGTCAATCACCGTGGTGATCTCAGGCCGGAAAGGCCGCCCGTGGATCGGGTGGGCAACCTCGGCCTTAAAGGTATGGCCATCGGCGCAATAGATCGCCGTCGGCCAGAGCCCTTCGACCGAGCGCACCGTATAGGCCTTCATCGCTTTTAGGGTGCGCGGCCCCATCCGCCCTTGGGCGCGGGTGATCGCCGAAAGCTTGGACAGAAAGCGCCGCGCCTGATCATAGGACGGGGCGGGAACACCCTCGGGCAAGCGCCCTTTAAGGGCCTTTAAAGCGTCCGTTAATGCGGGCTTTTGGGGGCGTCCGAACAGGTCCATTAATGGTCCGGCCCAATCCGGGATGCCGTGCTCTTGCGGCAGGGCCGGGGCGAGCGCCGTTTCTGTCCCCGCAGCCCGCGCCTTTAGCCAATTGTAAAGCGTCGCCCGCGTCAGGCTGCCGCCTTGGCGTGCCCGCGCATTGGCCACCGGCACCATCGCCTGCACTTCGGGGCTTAGGCCACCCGTCTGGGCCATCTCAACAATCATCTGTACGGCCTTTCCTTGGCTGGTGCCCATCACCATCAGGCGGTCAATTTCTGACAGGATCACGGCGCGGGCTTCTAATGTCCGCCGCTGGGTGTCTTTTAACTGCCCCGTCGTGTCTGGTTTAAGCGGGGCCGGGGTGGAGGGAGCTTCACGCCGCAACAGCGCCGCCTTAGCGGCATCAGGAAGGGCAGAGACGTGGTACTCATTGCCTCCACCGCGCCCTTTGCGGGGGCGGTTTTTCCAGCCTTCTCGATTGGCCTTCATTTGGATTGCCCGTTCCGTCGAAGGCATCAAAGGCAGGCCTGCGATCTCGGCAGCTGTCAGCCAATCAGCCATAGCGCCCCCTTTGCAGGGGAAGGGCCTGCAACGTTTTGGCCTGCTCACCTTGGGCGTGATGGATGATCAGATAGAGCTGCCCCAAGCGGGCAAACTGAAGCTCTTGTGGCTCCGATAACCGGCATCCGGAAGCATCGGCGAGCCCTTGCAGCAGAATGGTGTTGCCGAGGACGGCGTTAAAGGCAGGGATCAGCTCAGCCGGAAAGCGGTGGGGCCTGCTTTGCCCGGTCCAGCTATAGATATTCGCCTTGCTGACCGGGCGGCCAATCAGGGCGGAAACTCCCTCCGCGATTTGGTCCACATCAAGGGGACAGGCGGCCATGGCCTGCTTTAACAGCGCTCGCATCCGCTGGTCAAAGTCCAGTGCTCCGGGGACCGCCTGGGGGGCGTCTGGTAAGGGGATAAGGTTAAGCTGCGGATCAAGCGAGCCCAGCAGGCTGTCGAAATCCAATTGGTTGGTGTCTTGTGATCGCCGCCTTGGGTTCGGCGCTTTTCGTTTGCTCACTTTTGCCTCCTGATCTCTTTGTCTTGTGGAGGATAAAAAGGACCGGGCGCGCCCAAATGCGCGCGAACGCGCCCGGTCAGGTACACGCAGAGGAGACACCCCCTGCGTGGGGAGGGACTGTTCACGCCGCTGCATTCGATTGGTCATTGCAGCGGCGGGGCAGCGTGCTACGCTTAGGCTCTCGGGTTTTTCCTAAACGCTCGCCGGTCTTGTCGTCGTATAGCTCCGGCCAAATCAGTTGAGGGGACAGCGCGAGACTGGCGGCAATCGTCTCTTGCAGGTGCCGAGAGCCGCCTCCTAACGCGGCTGCGCTAAAGGCTTGATGGGTGACACCCTCTTGCCGGGCGAGTTCGCGGTAGCTCAGGCCCCGTAAACGGAGCTGGTAGCTAATCCACTCCCGCCGCATGGTGGGCTTTTTTGGGATGTCTAAAGTTGCAGGTGCGCTTGACATGGCAATTTTACATACGAAATTTCGCCCACTTCATAGGCGAAAAATAACGAAACAGATCTATTTTTCGCTCATGGGTGAGGTGCGCTTATTTTATCGTTTTAAATCAGTGTATTATGGAAAACGTTTTTCTAGCATTGTCGCTTCTGCCTGCGGAAACGGTTACCGTAATGAACTGTGACGACCTCAGCGCGCGGATAAAAATGCTCATTGGCAGTGAAAGTGCGCGATCTTTCGCTCACCGTGCAGGGGTCAGCCCGAGCACGCTGAGAAGCATTCTTGGAGGGCACCGTCCCAACGTGGAAAATTTAATTGCTATCGCAGATGCAGGAGGGGTTTCCCTCGATTGGTTGGCCAAGGGAACCGGATCAAAATTTCCAACCCCAGAAGAGGGCTCTAAAAATCCCTTAGGGAATGTGTCACCGAATACGCTTGATGAAGATCTGCTAGGCCGTGTAGTCGAGGGCATTCGACAAACATATAAAAACCTTGGCGCGGGGATTTCTGACCGAGACGTAGGGCGACTATCCGCCCGAATATACAGCGATTTATCAGAGGCTTACGATGATCCAGACGAGCGCGCGATAGGCCTGAAAATGGCACTCCAGCAACTGCGCCGCGACCTCGCCAAGCCGCCCAGCCCAAAAGCAGATAAACGCTCGGCCTAAGGTTGATCCGCAACGACCCAACCCCTGCCTAACGCATCCCAAGCGACAGCGCACGGCCAACAGGCCGTGTTTGCACACACAAAATATATCTTGGGGTTGTATATAGGCGAGTGTTCAAAGGCAAATCAACACGCTCAGGATGGTCACAATTGAGGATAAACATTCCTGGATAGTGTCTTTGCCCGGCGCTGCGCATGGTGTATCTATGCGCTTTAAAGCCTTTTTAAACACGCTGGAGGGGTTAGATGAAGGTGATTAAGCGTTTACTATTGGGCGGGGCGGTTGTTTTCCTGGCGCTTATGATTATTGGGTTGCTGGTGCCAACGCCTGAATTGAAATATAGCCTTGAGAGGAAAAGCGATGCTGTAAGCGATGAAGTGGTTAAAGATGTAGTTCGCATATTTCAAGAAAACTGCAAACCACTTATGGATAAGTACCATCGCGATATTGAGCATGTCTCTGTCACTGTGTATCGCCAATACCCTGGGGATTTTGTTTACGATACCTACGGATGGGAAAACCAAATCGAAATTTCGGTAAAAATTGCGGAAGATCCTTCGCGGATACCCTCCAGCTATGAGGCCGGGGGTCATACCCTGCATTTCGTAATGGGCGGCGGCGCTCATCCTGGTTTTTTCACCTTCAAACGCCCGGCGCTATGCGGTCTGCAAGAGGTATCCCCAAAGAAAAACGTCTTTTCCTCTGTCCCCGAACTCTCCATCATCGGCGACTAACTCCTCCAGCATCTACAAAAAAGCCCTCCGCGCCGTTACGCCGGAGGGCTTTTTCGTCGTCTAAAATCTTCCGCCGATCTGGCCTCAGGACCTTCTCATCCGTCTAAAACATGTCCGAAGCCCCCAAGCGTCCAATCAGGCTCTTATCCCATTGTTATGCTTGCACTCTATCCCACAATGTCCCGCTTGATCCCGCCTAATCCCACCACTCCCTCCCGTCTAAAATCTATTACCTCCCTACAGTGACGCCACTTAGGCCTGCCGCCGCGTAAGCAGCCGCCATGCGATGCCGGAACCGGTCAATCCCCATTTTGCCCAGCAGGGCAACGTGCGGGTGATCTGCCAGCCATGGCGTTAAGGCGTCTTGCAGATCGCCGCTTAGGGGGATATCGACCGTGGATCCACCTTTTGACTGCTTTACTTTTACCCGCCCCCCGACGATGTGGCTGCGCGCCATCTTGTTAACGTCGCCGCCCCTTTGCCCGGTGTTGATCAGCAACTCAAAGGCGGTACGCTCCCATGTTCCAACCGGCCAGAATTGCCGGAACCGGTCACTTGGTAATCCCCCCTGAAATTAGAGGGATGCTAGAGTAGAATTTTCTCGGCCTGCAGAACGAGGATAATTCGCATGAAAGCAAGCAGATACACTGAAGCCCAGATCATCGGGATCCTGCGGCAGGCCGAAAGTGGCGTGCCCGTCGCAGACCTATGCCGGGAGCATGGGATGAGCAACGCATCTTTCTATAAATGGCGTGCCAAATACGGTGGCATGAATGCGGCGATGATTGGTCAGATGAAGGCGATGGAGGAAGAGAACCGTCGCTTGAAGCGGATGTATGCGGACCTGAGTATGTATCGACCCACTGAATTCCTGCTCATGCTATAAGGAAAGAAATAGCAATGAGTATGACCATGGACGA